TCGGCGCCCGCGCCGCCGCGCTGGCCCGGACCCCGCGCGTGCTGCAAGCAACGGTCCCCCGCGACGCCATCTGCCGGGCTATCGCGTTCGTCGGCCGGTTCTACACGTTCCCCCCCGGGTTCGACCCGACCTCGTTCGAGCGTGCCTACAGCCTGCGCGATGTCGGCGAAGAATCGTTCGACCACCGCCCGCATCGCATCATCAGCGCCGATCTCGGCGCGAATCAGGTCTTCAATCTGTATTTCGACCGCGCCACGAACCTGCTGATCGTGCTTTTGCCGTGAGCACACCCAGCACTTTCGAACTCACTTCAATTTCACCCTCAGCGGCCACGTCACCATCAACGTGGCCATCCGGCACACCACGGGTCTGCGCAGCGGCACTGTTATCCGTGATATCGAGAGAGATTTTTTCAATGTGGATCAGATCGCCGTCAACGTAAGCATCAAACGACATCCCCGAAATACGCTTGGTCATGCGGCGGCCTCCAGGCTGGCATCCAGTAACAGGCTAATGGTGATTTGCAGCGGCACTTCCCAGGTGCGTACCACAATGTAAATCTCCACCGCCTTTTTGTTTTTCCAGACAATGGTCACATCACCATCCTGCGGCGGTTTCACCTCGCCAGGGAACGACACGCCATTGATATTCGCTGCTGTGGACATTTCGCGCAGCGGTTTCGCAAACAGCGTCTGGTGCGCGGCAATGCTGCCCGGCGTGCTGTTAAGCGAACGATCTGCAATTTTGCCGATGGCCAGCAGACGCACCCGGCGTGCGGCTTTATCGGCCACGCGCAGCGTTTCAATGGACTGATAATCCCCACCCTCAACATCCAGCGTGCGGCCGTCAGACCAGTAAAAGCCGTCATAGTCCGGATACCACATCGGCACGCTGAAGCGCTGCGCCTCCAGCGCCTGAAGCGTTGCCAGCTCAAGCACTTCCCCCGCCCCATCCAGCGGCAGTTCATCACTGCCCAGGCTTACCAGCGCACCCGTTTTAACACGCGCCGGACTGTCCGCCACGGTGACGGCACGACTGCACAGACGGCCAGCCAGTACGCCCGGTTCGTTCCCCCAGAGCCGGGGAACCAGCTGCACGGCTTTTTCCGCAATGCCAGCCTGAAGCGTGGACATTCTGGCGAGATAGTCCGCTTGCCCCTCTTCATCCTGCATTCCCTGCGTGGCCAGAATGAACCATACCCAGCGGCCATACTTTGCAATCAGATCCGCGCGCAGCTTAATGGCCTGATTAATTTCTGCCTTCGTTGAAATGTCATTGCTCAGCACCACGCCTTCAACCGAGCACGACACCTGAGCGGCCAGCACCGCTTTAACCCATGCCTCCGGCTCACTGTCAGCAGCCAGCACATGGACGAACCCCCACCAGTTCTGGCCAGCATTCGACACCGCCGCCAGCACGTCACTTTTTAACTGGCTGTCAGCCTCACCCAGAAGCTCGTCAAAATCGCTCTGAGTGTTCACAGCCAGGGTCTTACCTGTATTTTTGGTTCCCGTACCGATAAACAGCACCGCGCGTTCCACCTCATTGGTTTCGCCCAGTAGCTGGTTTACCTGGTTAACGGTCACATTTGGCCAGGTCATGTTCTCCCCCTGATATCCTGCGCATTTACATCCCAGCCAAAGCCAATGGCCTGAAGCTGGCGTGCCAGCGCCTTGTTAAAGTCTTCATCACCCATTCCCAGAAACACGCGGGAAGGGAGATCGATAGTCCAGCTCGTTTTGACAGCCTTGCCGCTTAACTTCCGGATAAGCAACCCCGCCTGTGCGTATGGCATTTCACTGGTTATTTCCCGGATAGTGGGCTTCTTCCAGCGTTTCCCCCGGCGCACCCGGTAGCCCAGCGCACGCAGTTTTTTTCCCTGCGCAGCAGTGGCCATCTTGCCTGGCTGTGCCTTCCCTGGCTGGCTTGCACGACTCACCCGGACGCGCATGCCGTTTTGCTGCGAATAGCCCACCGTGCCAGCGGGTACAGGCGTTTCCCCGTTCCGGTAGCCGCCGCCCTGCAAGTAGATCCGCACGGCCTGAATTTCAGGCATTTCCCGGATATGCAGCAGTTTCGGCATGTTGCGCAGCATCTTCCCTTTGCGCTTTGTTTTGCGTCCTGCCCAGGCTCCCCCGTCCGGCGCTTCCTGGTTTCGCACGTTGCGTTTAGCGGCGGCAATCACGCCGTATTTCGCCATTCGCCACAGCAGCCGCTGTCGTTTTTTGGGCGGCAGCTCCATGCTGGCCAGCGCCTTTTTCAGCTCCGCCAGCTGGCGCTTGTTAAGCTCCCCTCCGGCAATCACGGCACATCGCCCACAGGCGCACCGGATTCATCCACGCCGTAAATCGTTGCCGTCAGCGCCGTCCAGATTTCCGGCTCAACCAGCGACCAGCGTTTACCCTGCCAGGGGATTTGTCCCTTTTCGTCCTCACGGATCACCAGCTCTTCCGCCATAGGAACCGTCAGAACGATATCGGCGGTTTCTTCATCGGCCACCGACACATCCCACTGCGGATCTGCCTCAGTCACCCCGATGTCGTCCAGTAAGTCCCGGTCTGCCTCATCGAGCCAGGCAGCCATCAGGGACATAAGCAACTGCGGCGGACACAGGCGATACGGGAAACGCTCCCAGCTCAGTACCGCGTCATAGCGGATCACCGCCTGGCGGTACTGCCCCAGCCCCAAATCCTTTGCAGCCGGTACGAACTCCATTTCATCCACTACGCTGTTAAATGACTGCATCGCACGGGCTGGCACGTTGTCGGTAAAGAACGCCGTCAGGTTTTCAAGCTGTGTCTGATTCATACCTTTTTCACCGTTGCCCGTTTCAGTCCCTTTATGCGTCGGATCACCACAGAGGCTTCAGTCAGCAACCCGGCGCGGGTTTCCGTGCTTTCCTGCCCGGGGTGAGAATCGCGCCGCCCAACCGTGGCGAACTCTCCCAACAAGTCCGCTTTTGCTCTGGCGAAAACCGCCTTTATGTACTGCGCACAAAGGGCATTTAATTCCCCCATCCTTGCCCCCGGCGCGTCCTCTGCGCTCAGAATCCCCCTTGCCTTCCAGCTGGCTTCCACTTTTTCCAGCTCCGCATTCACCTCCGCCACGGCCGCCAGCAGCGCCTGGGCAACGGTGTCCGCGTCAACATCAGCCGGGATCGCTCGCTGTGCCTGAAAGTCTTTCAGGTTCAGGTCTGGCCAGAACCCTTCGTTTTTTAGCGGCTCATCCTGGTAATCAAGCGGCTTTCCACTAAACATGGAACCCCCGAAAAAATAGGCGGGCTGTCCGGTTTCCACGGCGCAGCTTCACATTGTGTTTCTGCCCTCCACCGCGCCCGCCTGGCTTGCGGTAGTCTTTAACCCTGCGTCAGTTTTCGGATGCGTGCGGCAATGGTCTGCCGCTGCGTTTTAACGCCGATTTTTGAGTAATACTGTTCAGCGGAGGCCAGCAGCTGATCGGCTTTCTGAAGTGTTTCCACATCATCAACACCCGCCGCTGTTTTCTGGCCATCCTCACTGCGCAGCAGCTGCAACCCGGCGAATTTGTACCATTTCGCTGTCACCTGCTCATGCAGTCGCCACCTGGTGGCCACGTTCTCAAACGTGCGTGAGAAATACGGCTCAATGCTTTCCCCGCGCCCGGCAGACTCCTCCGCCCAGGCCAGCATCATCGTCGGCACGCTCGTCCCGAATGTCGGGAACACCGCCAACGGCCTCGTGCTCGCGGGACAGGACATCGCCAAGACCGGGTTCACCTATCCGGCGCTCGGCTACGCCCCGCGGTTCGGCGGCGCGTGGGACGTCAAGGGGAATCAGCGGCTGGTCGTCCGCGGCGCGACCGGCCTCTTCTTCGATCGTCCGCCGGTGAACAGCATCTACGGCACCACCAGCAATCCGCCGAAGTCGCAGAACGTGACGGTGCGCTACGGCAACCTGCAGGACATTTCGACCGCCGGCCTGACCACCGTGGCTCCGCCCGCGATCACGGTGTTCACCTACGAGAACGACCTGCCGACCTCGTTCCAGTGGAACCTCGGCGTGCAGGCCGCGCTGCCGTTCACGAGCGCGGTGGACGTGTCGTACACCGGCCAGCACAGCTACAACACGCAGAACACGGTGAACCTGAACAGCATCGATCTCGGCGCGGCGTTTGTTGATGACGATGAAGAGCCTTCGCGCCACAGGATGCACGACGGGATGGTAGAGACTAAATACCCAATCGTAAACAGGGTGAGTTGAAAGTCAGGATTGGCGCTGATCAAACGAAAAAGACCTGGCTGCCCAGGTCTTTGATCGTCCCAAATGGATTGGGAATTAGGAGCGGGCGCGGGCGCGTCTTGCCGATTGCGCTAGTTCGCGAGCGCGCGGCATGGCGTCAATGGCTCGCGCGATTTG